CAGTTTGTGCGTTGATACCGCCCCTGTAAAGTTCCTCAATAGATTTCGGTTCTGCAGCATCGCAGTACACGGGCTTGCGGTCGCTGATATGATCCTTCACTTCCCTGCTAATTTCAGATGGCGTTAAACCCGATTTGTAAATCAGTTGCTTTACATAATTTGCCCCCTGGTAATGGCATACCTTGACAAGTGCAAGCGGGTGAACGTATCCAAAGTCTAATCCATAGAACACATCCCCCCCTTCGGGTAACTCATCTGTTATTTGCCATTGGGTATAAATAATCTCCTTTGCTGCGCCACGCTCACCGAGTCCGTAAACCTTCCACATGAAATCATCGGGTAATAGCTTGTAACTTTCTATGGTATCAATCTGAATCTGCGAAAGGTTGCCGAGGTTATTTAGGTAGGTAGAATGTATGCGTTTGTTAATCGGGTTGTCCGATACTTCGTACACCCATGATACGAAGTCCGCAGGATTCCAGTCGAGAAATATCTTACCCGTTGTACGCATCGCCAGTTGGTCAAATAACGCCTTACGGATTAGGTTGGCTTCATTAACAAATAGTATATCTCTGCCCGGCCCCCTTGCTTTGCCCTCATCTTCAAGTCCAAATAGTTCGATATAGCTGCCATTATCGAATCGGTATATGAAATCGGTGTAGCTAAATTTTTTATCATCCCATAGATGCCATTCTTCCATGATAGTCTTAAAGTCCCTGTATGCACCACGTTTAATGTGAGGTAGTGAGTGGGATACAATAGAGATGCGGATGTTTTTGGCATTCTTATCGGCTGCAATGGAGATAAGCAGTTGCACTATGCTATAGGACTTGCTACTACGTGAGCCGCCCTCATTACAGATTATAGGGGCATCGCTTTGGTATGCTTCTACATTCTTAAAGAATACATCCGTTGCTCTAATCTGTTTTAATTCCACAGGTCTTAAATTCAGTTAACGTACAAAACTCTTCTTTAGTCTTTTGTAAAACCGCGTAAACATTCCACCCATCAGTAGTATTGCCCATAGCAGCAACGCTACCAACATTGATAAGGTTATAACCGCAGATTGCAGCCAAATTACGATAGAACGCTTCGGTGTAGTAGTTGAATCCATGTCCGGGCCAGTTGCCTGATTTGGGGTTTTCGGAGATGATATAACCTCCGAGTTTAACGAGGTTGTGTTTATTTTTCCAACAGTTGTATATGGCTTTGATGTCGTGCTTGCCATTGGTACCAACGTGTTCGGAGGTTCCTGCATCGACAAGTAAATCGTACTGCTTGTGGAATTTGTGGATTTTAGATAAGTCCAGCGGGGATGAGCCGTTCTCACCCGAAATATCAATGGATTCGTATTCTTTTCCGGCATAGTAACTGTATTTAGTGTAAGGTGCGGGTAATGGCACCCGGTAATCGTTTTGCGCTCCGAGGTCTACCACCGATTGTATGTGTGGCAGGTAGGGGTCTATTAGTTTTGTTGTTTCGTGAGTGTAGCCCATATTATTTCTTTAGATGTACCACTATATCCCTGTGGTCGGGTGTTAGGTTACGGCTAACAATTTTGAATTTATGCTTCATTATATCAACCGTTCTATCATCTTGGTAAAAATGCCCTATTAACATTCTATCCCCTAACTTGTACTTGCTCCAGTCATCGAAGTCGGGAAATTGTGCTTTCAGTTTATCAAAGTTACTAATCATTATCACACAATCACCGCCCTTCTTCATCACTCTGTAAATAGATTGTAAATACTCTTTGATGGCATCATTTGAGAAATGGCAAAATACTCCGTAACTGAAAACGAAGTCGATTGAGTTGTCATCTATTCCGGTGCAGTAGTAGTCTTGATTATCTAATTCCTTGTACTTCACATTATGATACCTTACTCCATCATGTATTGGTATTACATCTATTCCGATTACATTATCGAACTGCTCTGATAGTACTTTAGTGAATACACCTCCCCCGCATCCTATCTCTAAACAGGTTTCAACACCACCAAACGGATAGATAATTCGGTTAATTACTTCCTGTATGCCTATCCCATAGGTAAACGCTTCATAGTATCCATTGCTGCCCCAAAAGTTAATGAATTGCTCTTTGGTGAAGTCCATTACTCGTTGGGTTGTTTAGGTTCACTAAATGTTGTATCAAATGCTGCTATTGCATTATTTGCCTCGAACCATGCGGATTCCCATCCGGCGTTAGGCTTTTTCATGCATTCCAAATACACCTCCAACCATAACTGCTTCCTTTGTCGCTTGTGTATTACTTTTTCTCTGTCATTCATAACTAATCCTTTACCCCCCAGTTAATAAAATAAGGTTCAACAGGTAGATAGTGCCTATAAGCTAACCCTCCGTACGGCTGAACAGGAATCCCTGCTAAATTCATCAATCCGGATAGCAAAGCCTGGTCATGTCGGCTGCTGATAAATTGCGGATTAACCGATTCGTTGTGATGAAAGCAGTTCTCCTTCGCTCCCTTTATCCACTTTTCAAAGATAGGCATAGTCTTGGGGTGGTCGAAGTCAAACACAATGCAACACGCCATAATTTGGTACATGGTAATAACATCCCTATAGCTATTTAGCCCTAAGAACTTGATTTGATGGTCGGGTATGTACTTGTGTAGCGGATGGCCTTCGTTATTCCATGCTACTATCCCATGTTGGCCGGCTAATTCCCACAACGGATCGGGATTCTGATGTACCCTAATTGTTGAATCACACCAAATAATTTTCCGGTATCCCATCTCCAATGCCTCCGCTACCATAAACGGCTTGAATTGATACGGCATATTCTGGTGATTCCATGACTTACCCCATTTCTCTGTATTAGGCCAATCACCGAGGTGAATCTTACGCTCAAGGTATTCATCCACATACCCATCCACACTACGAAAGTGAGTATCGTAGTCGGGTGCTTTGCGGTCTATACTTCTGATTAGTCCTAATTGCGCCTCGTTGTAGTTTTCCCTGCCTGTAGAAGCAAGGGATACGATTACTTTACCGGATGTTATCTGGCCCATATTACATTTTCTAAGTTAGTTAATAAACATTTCGTTAACCCTGCCTTATTGCAGTAATCTTTGATAAGATGAAATAAGTCAATATTGCCGTTATGCTCAATGCATACCATTTGCGTATGCTTTAGGTTAATTTGTTCTAATATCTCGAAATCTACACCCTCAGCATCAATAGAGATGAAATCAAAGAACTTGAATGGGGAGTTCTTAATTAGGGTGTTGTAAGTCCATACCTCGGTCATGCGCTCCTTAAATTCCGTACCCGGCCATCGTTTAGTTTCAGTACGTTTGATTGTACTAAGTAGGGATACATCCCCCTTGCCCAAATGGTTGCCCATCTCATGGAACGTACAATGCCCATCTGTTTCACCTATTGCTACATTGAACTTGTGTACCATAGGATTGGCTAATATCCGGTTAAACGCTTCCTCGCTTGGTTCTACAAGCACACCGCTCCACCCCTGTAGCTGCAATGCGTAGGTATTGGATAGGGTAACGCCATCGTTGGCACCAATGTCAAGGAAGAATCCTTTGCGGGATTGGAAGTAGGCGAGTATTATATCCTGCTCGTTGTTTTGGGAGTATCTCATTGTACTTTCAGTTGAATGGTATTTTCAAGCATCTTAAATTGTTTCATACCCGGCATTGTAAAGTAATTCATAGTTAATACTTATCTTTTTGAGGTATTTGGCAAATAAAAATGTAGGCAATAATAATGAGGATGATAAATAGTAGTTTCATTTTTTAATCAATTTGATGTAATTCATATTTTTTTGTAATTTCAGCAAAGTTTTCTTTTAGAAATTGTTTTGCATCAGCGATTGAATTGCTTTCTCTTTTTAGAATAATCCATTTCCACTTGCAATTAGGGTTGCCATCTTCGTTTATGTCTTTTTTATTAACCATAAACCTAATTTTATGAGGAAATTCATCATCAATATTTCCTACTTTTTTCTTATTTAATTTAATGTGGTGGTAGTCCGGATAAAAAGAACGATATCTACCAGCAGAATTTTCTGTTTTGAAAGTAAACATAATTAATTCATTTTAGTAAGTAAAAAATATGCCCCTGCTACCCTTTTGAATAGTTTTTTCTAATTGCTCTACCGCCGTCTGTTGTGCCATGTTATTATTTATTAGTTCTAAACTGATAGTGATACAATTCCTTCTCAATCTTCACCTCTGTCTTAATCAGCCCGGCATTATGTATAGCAGTAGCCCACGCATAATCCTCACCAATACGTATATCCATAAACGGGAATGCCAGCGCAATCTCCCTGCGTATTGGTACAATGTGATTCGGGTAGCGGTAATACGCCCCGCCCTTCGCCTCATAGCCGTAATCCTTTGATATGTACCACTTACGTTCATCCCTGCCATCTGTGGTCATTGTGCCGTTAAATACGATAGCATCTGGATTACTCTCGGCGGCCGTTAGTATGTCTTTAACATAGGTACTTGCTACCATATCATCATCATCAATGAATACCACGTACTTTCCTGTGCTGCGTTGTAGGAGTATATTTCTCTTTTTTCCGGTACTCATAGTACCATTATCAGATTCAGTTAGAACTTCAACCTCCGGTGTGCGTTGCGGTGTAATTACCTGTAGCAACTGCGATAGGTAGCCTATGCGTTGGGGGAGGGTGCAAATTAGGATGGATAGGGTCATACATTCTGTTTTGGAAATCCGGCTTTTGACCGCCGGATATAGGTTATCTCATCCGCACGGTAAAACGATTGAGTATGATTAAGCAGCGCATCTACAGGCTCACCAGTCCATGCCGGGTGGTAATGGTCAAATATCCGCTTATCTACGTATTTATACGCATTGCACATCTTCGCCACATCCATAGCCTCGTTATCGCACCAAAGGGATTCGTATTGTGGGTGGTAGATGTACCCGAACCTATCATAGTACGTTCTACCCATGATTGACATCGTTGGTAGCAGGTGATTAACCCGGCCATCGGGAAAGTGGATGAATAGGTCTAAGTTACCCTCGAAGGCATTGATAATGTCAATGTCATAGCCCTGCTTTAGAAATCGCATATCATCGGACATATTCACAACTATATCCCCCTGCCATCCTTCCATCCCCCTATTGATTGCATGCACCTTGCTTTTGGACTTACCCATTGTGATAAACACATTAGGGAACTTCAGCAGGTCGGCAAGTTCATTTGAGTTTAGCGTAACCGTATCATCATCATCTACGGTTAACCCTACGGTGTACTTCTTAGAATGAGAATATGCCTGAATGGTAGCGAATGCAGCAGCCATCTTTTCGGGTCTGCTACGTGTTGCAAAGTTGTAATGTATGTGCATGGTTTCCGAGCGTGTTTCACAAAGATAGCAAATATCTTTGGTGTGGTTCATCTGAAGACGGCACTTTTGTTTTCCACAATAAACACACAATTTATACAATCGGGTGGGATTTGGTGTCGGGGATAATTTGAATAATAGTGGTCGGCATTGGGTTATCGGGATCGTTGGCAACCTGTAGCGGGATGAGTTTACTTGCCAAGCGGTAAAATTCGGTGGGGTTTTGCTCTCCCCACTCTAACATATTAACCCCTGGCTTAAGTTGCATTTCGTGGAACGCATCAGTAATAACCTCACGTACCGAGCGGGTGAAGTGATTAACCGCCCCCTTTGTTCTGCCTCCTGTCTTTTTTCCAATAGCCATAATCTAAAAACCTCTATTTAATTACAAAGGTACTCACATACCGCCCAAACCACCAAATTCTCAGATATTCCATGTCAAATTCTCACGTAACACATTGATAATGAGTGAATTCTTCAATATTCTCAAATTCTCACTCACCCTTTAGTATAGTATGGTATTAGATATATAAATATATAGAATTATTATTTTCTTTAAATTCTCGAGCAAGTGAGAATATGGGCAGTTAGCCTATGATTATCAATAAGTTATAAATTCTCACTTGGTGAGAATATTGAGAATATGGTGAGAATATGGTCAATTATCGGAACTTGTCCGATATATCAATCATTATAATACACATTTAGGTATAATGTTGGGTATTACCCCCAATTTGGGCGTAAATGGGCATAAAAAACCCCCGATGTAGAAACACCAGGGGAAACCAAAACACCACATGAATACTATTTTAGTTGGTTATGTATTGTAACCAACTCATAATTTGTCCAGTAAATTTGTCGTTTTACTTACTACATTTTCTCATACTGCCCATGCGCCACCCTCTTTACCACCCTTGCAAAGTCAGCCCTCCGAATCGCATTAAAAAACCTCTTAGGTTTAATATTGAATCTTAGGCAGAGCAAATCTACCTCCTTTGTTGTGAACTTTGGCGGTAGGTTATCAACTAACAGGCGAAGGTCTGCAGGAAGGCCGGATTCCGTTTCCGCACACAACTCACTAATTATCGATATAGTACTCTCCGCATAGTACCTGTATAAATTATATGCTTTGTTGACTATTTCCACCGTTATAACGGGTTTTAGTGCATTTTGGCATATACTCACAACATGGCACATACGGGGGAAGTATGCGCTCATTTTAGCTTCAGCACCCATAATGTACTCCTCGGCCTTACCTGCCATACGCCTATTTGCATCCGCTAAATTCTGCCTGTGATACTTAGTGTATAGTGTTTTGGCTTCTGGTGTAATCTCAATCCGTATGGGCGCACAATCTCCGGCTGCAAATTCTTTGTTAATGCGGTAAAGGTGTGTTATTAGTTCTTTCCACTCCTTACACATTTGCCGGCCACCGCTAAACGGGTCGGCATCTTCATTCAGTTTTAAGTAATCGGATTTAATCATTAGGAAACGTGAAGCAAATCCCGACTTAATCTTATCGGCCCCGAATATGTGCGCCAACCGAGATGGCTGCGTACCCATCAAAAGGGATATGTTAAGTGATTTAACAACCCTTTCTTTCTCACGATCCGCTCTGATTTGTGTGTACCTGCCCCCGGTAAATGCTTGGGTGAAAAATGAAATGGCATCGTTATTCGCTTTGTGCGCCCCTGCATTGAGGATTGTTTCCGCTTCATCATGATATACACCCATGCCTGCCTCCTGGTCTTGCATTAGGGCTATGTAACCCTCGGTTGTGCCATCAACTGCAAATGGATGGAATCGTTTTGGTTTTGGTTTACCGAATGATTCCTTATTTACGTTGGCGGCTGCTTTCTCAAGTAGCCAGTTATCCATTGCTAATTTGTAGGCCGCATCTTCTGATTTTAGTAGGTCGGCCAACGGTTCCTCACACATAGCTTTAAATGCCGGAGTTTTACCCACCGATACCGGGGCAATCATAATTGCAAATACGATGTTTTTTACATTGTGAAAGTCGGATGAGTAGCAGTTACCTGCAAGCGATGAGATAGTCCATATTCCGGCCGTTGCGAGAAACTCTGGGCATAGGCTCATTTCAGTAGCTACTTCGTGCAACGAATTGTTAATAAGTTGTGGAAAAATACTATACGGGTAACCCTGTTCTACGGGTTCGATTTCGAGCGCTTTAAGTACGGCATCCCAATCCCTACCGAGGTGATAGAACAGAATAAACGATGGAGGAAGGCACCAGACAGGATACTGCTCTTTGTTATGCCAGTTGGGAAAGTTGCTCATGGATGCGCTGAATATCATCACCCTGCGAGCGTTGTAATATACCTTAGCGGATATGCCGGCCGAATCACTACCCTTGCGCCTGTAGGCTTGGAATTTGTCATTCTTGCCGTACTTGTAGCCCTGTATGGGTAGTAGGCCTATATCGGATAGTATGGCATCGAATGAGTTGTCATCTATTGACTTGTCATATTCTGCCAACTGCGATTCATACCCTGCCGGGTAGCTGATTGCTTTCTTACTCGGATCGTACTTTGGCTTATACTCGTTAAAGTATTGTGAAACTTCTATAAGATAGTTGTATTCCGATTCGGTCAACTCCTGCACATCCTCCATACTTTGGTGAAATTCTGTATAACCGGGTGTTGGAAATGTGTAAACTACAGGCCCATTTGAATACAGGGCAATTACCTCGTTACCCTCCGGCGATTCGGCAAGCGGTGTTTTGCTCGGTAGCGCTGCGTAGTTTAGCCATACGTGGTATCCGGCGTTGCGGGTTTGCTCTATGAATACCTTGCTAAAGATTTCGGGAGCCTCGTTAGTTATAATTGCCATCCACTTACTGAATAGTTCTTTATCCTTAGTATTCTTAAGGTCAAAGTCTAAGCAGCCGTAGTTGTTGCCTGTGAGAATCATTAACCCATTATCAGTAGGGCGCAGGTGCAGGTCATCCGGATTAGACCAATTGCGATGCGATACGGGTTGCTTTGTTGCGCTATCCCATTGTATGGGGATGACCTTGAGGCCGAGTGATTGGTAATCGGTGTATTGGTGCATGGGTGGTGGTGGTTATAGGGTGTCAAATATAAGGAAGAATTCCTCTGGCGTATGCACAAACTCATAAATCCCCCCCGCTTGCCGTTCCCGTTGCTGCTCGGCAAGTTGTTCGGGGCGGGGTTTGTCTTTGCCTACTTTAATTTCTATCATAACTGATTTGCCTTTCACGGTAGCCGAAATATCAGCCGTTCCCTTCCGTGTTGCGGATGGGATAAACTTCCCGTTAATCTGCCTACCCATAGTGTTAATACGTGTAGCCCTGTATCCCGACCAGTTAAGGAAGTTGATTATAAAGGTTGTCAGTCCATTGGATTTCGTAACTACAGGTGTAGGCGGCCCGGTGTAGAATCCATCCTTAACAAATGTTGGACTACGTTGATTAACGTAATTGTAATGGGCGGTGTTATAGCGTATCTTCCAGAGGGGGGGTTGTTTCATATTGCTGAATTGCTTTAAATATTTGTAATACAACTTGGGGTACTATTGCGTTTCCAGCGGCTTTGATTGATTCGTTTCGCCACTTAGAAAAGGTAATGTTGTCCAATTGGGAGGAAAGCCCATCATTTCGAGAACAAATAGGGGATTGAGTTGGGAAGTTTTGCCAATATCTTGGGTTTTCATTAGTTCTCCTATCAACGATGAACGATTTAATTGACTTTCCGGAAATGTTGCATTTTTGCCCTCGTTTACTGTCGGTGTCGGCAACATCCCCATACTCATTGCCCGTGTCAGCGTTACCGAGTGCATTGAACCCTCCTTCACCTGGCTGCTCTTCATCGTTGCCGTTGCGTTGGTTGAGTCCATTGCCGTTGGGGTGGGGAGTAAGCCGTTCATTTTTACTGATGTTGTCAAGTCCGTTTGTTTTTTCTTTCCGTTTTGGTCTCTCCAGTAATTCCCCTCCCAAGTCCATCCCTCTTTCGGTTCGTAATCCATTTGCATACAGCTTGGAGTAGGCAACAAACCAAACCCTATCTCTTCGGTGGGGGCAAGAGCCGACACCTGCAGCTGGCAGTACATACGGCCATACTTCGTACCCCGCAGCTTCCAAGTCAGCTTGCACCTCGTGGAATACCAATCCCCCTGACCAATTAACAAGGCCGAGAACGTTCTCGCCCACAACCCAACGTGGTTGAATTTCTCTAATTGCTCGCAGCATACTCGGCCAGAGATGTCGCTCATCTTCTTTTCCTTTTCGTTTTCCGGCACTTGAGTACGGTTGGCACGGAAAACCACCCGTGAGTATGGCAATTTTTCCTCGGTGAATAGTGAAGTCTGTTTTAGTGATGTCATGATATGAAATTGATTGTGGCCAATAATGATGTAATACTTTTTTACCAAACTCATTCCATTCGCAATGGAATACGTTTTCCCAACCCATCCATTCAGCAGCTAAGTCAAAGCCGCCTATGCCGGAGAATAATGATCCGTGGGTCATAGTAATGAATTTTTATTCTTATCAAGATTAGTTAACTGCTTCCCCACCTTATTCGGCAAAGGATAAATCCGTTCAAATTCCTTATTCGGCATCCATCGGTTATTAACCCAATGGTAGAGTACCCCGTTGCGGATTGTGGCGGTGGTGTTTAGCCGGAAGTATTTTCTTTCAATGTATTGGTGGATGGTCATGGTTTGTGGTTAAGGGAGGGGTTGATTTGTCCCCTCCCTGGTGAGTTAAAAGGGTAATCCTGAATCTTCAGTAGCAGCCTGCGCAGGTGCTGCATCTTTCTTCGGTGCAAGTGTAACCTTGTTATCAGTCCATACTACCGCACCATTTCCAAAGTAGGTTTTACTTTCTTTAGCTTCCCTTTGCTCCTTTGTCTGCGAAAGGTAAAGAGATACATTCTGATTGTAGGCATTCGCTTCATCGTTTACTGCGATGGTGAAGGCTACTCCTTTGTCTGCGTATGCAAGCAGTTGTTCAAGTTTCGCCTTTGTGATGTAGGCGTTGATAAGTGTTGCCATTGATTCGCTGGGTATTCAGAGCCAGTGTGATTAAGAGTTTAGTAGCGGAGATTAACTTTCTCTCTTCTACGATAATTATAAATTTCCTCAATCAGTGAGATGTATTGAGTTATGTCATTGCAATTTACAAGTGCAGTTGGTTGGCATTTTAACTTTTGCAAGAATTCTGTAAATTCAAAGTTTGGATTTTTAAATAATGAAATCATTGTATTTATAAATGACCTTCTTTTGAATCCATCATAATAAGGCTCAACTAAAAATATCTTTTCAATAGTCTTACAAGCATCATCATAGCTTTGAATAGTAAAAAGACCAGAGTAAAATATTTTAGTCATATTTGAACTAAATAACCCTCCAGATAGTAAATTCATACATTCATTATGACCAATGTTATAAGTTTCTTTAAACTCCTTATACTTTAGGTAGTCTTTGTATCCCAATTTACAATATCCTTCCAAATAATCATCAGCATTCCACGTTTTTGTGGTAGCGTTAAAAATATGAACCTCAGCTAATCCATATCCTTTACATACAATGTAATTTAAAGGTAGGTTAAGTTCCTCAATAACATGAAATCTGTGCTGCCCGTCAATAATCTCGTATTTTTCATTTACGATAATAACAGTGAACAAATAATTTTGAGCCATTGATTTTTTTAACCTGTTAATGTGCAATAGGTTTTTGTTCCTGTTGCCATCAATAGGCTTAAACATGAAGTAATCTTGTGTAGTGTGAACTTGGTAATCTTTTACCATTGGTTCTTTCAGATATGTCATAAAATTACTGGGTATCGGTTGCCAGTGCCGTTTAGAGCCATGTACGGGACTCGAACCCGTATCTCTCCGCTACAATGCGAAGGCGTTATCCCAAGTCGGTATTCATTCCCGATTACGCTAACATGGCTGCCGTGCTTATTTAAGGGTTACCGCTACCGATGTGGTAGAAGTTTTCGCAGGTGGATAATGTGTTTCTACATTGCCTGATTCGGTGTCAACCATTGACAAACCTGCTGCCGGCAGTCCTTTGTGGTAGGTTTCGTATGCTTTTATTTGGGCTTCGATTGCCTTTTGCTGATCGTATAACGCTGCCAGTTCACTATTCCCACACCCCGTATAATCATACTTCACCCCAACCTCCCGAATATCAACCTTCGCATTGTGATACTGAAAGGACTTGCCATGCTTTTCAGCATCATCCAGTACGATAGCCTTGTACGCAGGCATTGAGGTCAGTTGCTTTACTACTTCTTCGATGCACTTCATTCGGATGTGCAACTCCATAGGGTTAATTCTGCCCTCTAATACTTCTTGGAAGATTTCACGTACAACGGCAGTACGCTCTTCTTTTGTAGTGTGGTTAAATTTAATCAGTTCCATTGTCGGTAGTGTTTAAAAGGTTAAAGGTATTTTGTTGTGCTTCGGTTAATTGGCATTCAGTTTTAATCCAATCGTAAACGGTTACGGTTGATCCTTTGATACATTCGCCATCTTGAATTTTAACGATAGCGGATTGGAATTGCTCATCTGTTAGGATGCGTTTGGTTTTCCAAGTATTGGCAGCAATATCGTATATGCTGCCATTGAGATTATCAATAACATGATGATGCGCTACTGATTCCATTGGTTTTGGTGCGGCATCTATTACACCTGTTTCACACCAATCCTTTATCATCTTACCTGTTTTCTCGGTAATAATAAAAGCATCCTTACCCTCAAACAGATTCGTTCTATCCTTACTTGCAACCGCTAAATGAGTATCTCTATCAATGGTTAGCGATACGGTTAACTCATACTCCCATCCATCACGTTGTATATCCTTCATCCCTACTTTGTGTACCTTCTTACCTTCCCCCATTACGGTTTCCATCTTTGAGCGTGTGCAGGTAATAACGTGTAAAGGTGCATGAAGTACCTTAGAAACAAAGGCATCATGTCGGGGAGTAGTTTCGCTCCACGCTGCCCATGTGTTGCCCTTATATTTCAGTTGTGCTAACTTATCATTGATTTCTAAGCATCCACCCGAACCGCTCCATTCGTGAGTAGATGAATCAATGATTATACATTTAATACCTGCCTGTATTACTACATCAATAGCCTGGATGTAGCGTTCAGGTGTAAATGGCGGTTCAAGTTGGATTGTGTTGAACTCACCTAAATGTGAATACAGCGATGCGCTGCCATTCTCCGTATCAAGTACGGCAATATCTTCCCAGTTACCTACAAGACCTTTAGCCAGTAGTAATGCGGAATACGTTTTCCCTGCACCGCTTGGGGCTGACAGGTTTAGTCGGAGCATTGTTTGCTTCCGTTGTGCTTTTTGTAAATTCATGTGTTTTTGATTTAGGACTCAAAGATTGCAAATAGTTTTGATACTACCAAAATTATTTTGTAGGTTTGTAAAAATATATTTTAATTATGAATCTACACACAATCCTACAAGACAAGATGCTAAACCTTACAGAAATTGAGCGTAAAGCGGGCATCCGTAAACTGAAATTACATGAATTTCGCAATGGTAAGTCGCAAATTACAGAAGATGAATCATTGAAAATCAAAGAGATACTAAAAGAATTGAAAAAAAGTATAAAATAAATTTGGGTGGTATTGGAATAGAATTCTATCTTTGATCTCATGAACACCTACCTCATCTACTTCAACAACATCCTGCGAGATATTATACTTGCACAAAGTTTGCACGATGCAAAGAAGCAATGCGTAAGGATTAGGAGGGATAACAAATACACCGGAGTTTTAACTATTCATTCATTATATTAAACCAACCAACCATGACAACAGTAGTACTTTCAACCCCGCAATTGGCCCAACAATACGCAGAGCGTACGGGCTTACAGTATGACAGAAAAGGCAACTCCTTCGTATGTTACGATGATTCGGGCGAGCCTATCTACACGATTAAATTTTACATGCAGCGCACGGAGTTAGTAGATATTCGCACGGTGTATGAAATCTTTAGCCCGAACGCTAATCGGTATGAGGAATACCCTACAAAGGAGCGTATGCTCGAAGATTTGGATTTTAACGAAATGCACATCCCTTACAAGTCTATCCGGTCAACTTACAACAATGGGTCTATTTTGGTAAGTCGGGAATTAATGCAGGAGTTATTTGCCTTGCCATTTAGCGCAGAATTGCTTAACTTACAAGGGCATGGTTAGTTTTGGTTTCCCCCTGGCAGAAGTGTCGGGGGGTTTTTATCACTTCAATTTCAAACAATGCACAATGCTAACCAAAAAACTCAAAACAGAACGCTTAAACGCATCCCCCTTTATTACTCTTTACTTGCCATCCACGCCAAAACAAAGGATAAGCTACTTTGCTCTCCCCGGTATGAAAGGGAAAAAGAAAGCACCGATAGTAAAAAGCAACCGAGATTTAATTGAACACATAATAGATACGGTATGCAATTACTTTGAAGTAGATAAGAAGATTGTTATGGGCGTATCAAGGAAACGGGAATTTGTAATGCCAAGACAAATAATTCATTGGTATTTGATTAATAAATTAGGGATGAAGTTGAAAAATATAGGGGCTATTTTTAACCAAGACCATAGTACAATATTTAGGAGCCGCAATGTTGTTAACGATAATCTTAGTTTTAAATTTGACAACGAGTACAAAACTCACATTGAAAACCTTAATGTAATTTTATGAAACGTAATGCAATGTCACTTGCTGCAATAGCAGCATTAGTATTTGGTGGGGCTGCACAGGCAATACCAACTCAAATCGAATCCAATCAAAAAACGATTGAGATTCAATCAAAGCAAACTTTACCAAAACACCAACGCAGTAACAGGCGTGAAATACTGCCAGATGGCACAGGCGGTGTTGTAATTCCGTGGATTGACCACGGTCGCTCACCAAAAGAGTACGGTCAAATGTTGCAATTTAATCGCCGCCAGAAATGGACAAAATCAAAATTATGATATACATCATTGCAGCAATGTTCTTCGGTACCCTTATCATGGCATACAGAATCGGTGAATATGAGAATAAACACCGGAGTAAGGATAAGTAAGAAACGTGGGTTGTAAAGCATAAACGGACACCCAGTAACAAAAGTCAGCATTGCCGGATAGGTGGAAGGCCTATCATTTCTCCACCTTCCTATACCCCTCTTGCCATAACACGGCACATAACCGCTTAGATTTGCGAACTATGGCAGTTTCCGAATCAGTAGGATACAGGATATGCAACGCTTCGTGAATGGTTATCTCCAGTTTATGCTTTGGTTTCAGTCGGCTATCTATCTCAATAGTGTTGGAATCAATGTGGGCTAATCCATACGCTTTTTCCTTTCCTAATTTGCGATGGATTACTTTCATGTTACAGGACTTTACCTTTATAAATTCTCTTATTCCGGAACTCAAACTCATCCCCATCCGTATCAATGATGGCGAACCCATGATTCCATTTATTGAGCGGCATGTATGCTGGATGGAGTTCCGATAGGCACCCGATACTAAAAGTAGTTACCATCTTCCCGGCTAATGTCGGTTCGGTGTGTTCTGAAGTAGCATGACAATGCCCCTGAAAACAAGATACCTTAGATCGCAGGAATAGACCTCTGGCAGCATTGACCGGGGCTGATATTCCCCCTACGTACTCATGCCCGTGTATGCCCCACAAATGCCCAATTTGCATAGGGCGTTTATTGTCTATGATTTCAATTCCTTCTGCCCTTGCTTTGAGTATGTTGGTAAACTCAAACTCTTCTACCCCTACCAACTCCCCCGCTTTCTCTTGCAGGAAGTGTTCGTAACGCTCCTCATGGTTGCCAACCTTAAAGTATATTTTGCAGTTGAAGGTGCTTTTGATAATGTTAAATAGTTCCTTAAACGTGTCAAGTTCCTGCTTAAAGTTCCGCTTCTTTGGGTCTTTAATAAACCTGCTTAATCGGTGGCAATCTATTGTATCTCCGTTCAGTAGTATGGCATCCGGTTTCTCCTTAACTGCGAAATCAAATGCAGCCGTTAACGCTTCGATGGAATGATATGGTACGTGGATGTCGGATAATATCAAAATGCGTTTGTGTCCTTTAATCTTGTAGGGTGTGAAGTCTGCCTCATCGGAAGCAGGTAACTTATACGGGTTCTTCGGTCTGTCATTCGGCATATAATATTTGGTGTTGATTGCTTTTTCCGGACTTTGATTCTTTCCCTCAATCCTACGCAGGATACTACGTGCTGCTTCTACGTGCTTGAATGATAGCTTATTTTCGGCATACATTATACGTGCAAGTTTTAGCGATGGCATTTGCATACCGTACTTATCCCTGTATGAACGTGCTATATCTGATAATGTCATAAACTTGCTTCGACAATCATTTGAGCAATTGAAGTTTTGTAAGTTACCCCAGCCTTTACAACAAATCCCTGCAATATCCAAACGCCAGGAACATCTATATCGCCTACCGTTGTGGTGTAGGTTATCTCATGGTTAGCTATAATCGTTGCACCCCATGAACCTGTTTCACCGTTTGGCTTCTTATAATAGATGTCAGCAGAAGTAGGGTTGTGTAGATTAACCCCTTGCTCTGTTAGCTTTATCGTTACGTTGGTGCCGTTGTATATCATGATTCAAATATTGATGTGATAGTTACGTTATACTCATTTGATTCCTGTATTGTTACCGTTGTGCTTTGTTCGTTATCAATAGTAACGGTACTATTCTGCTGACTAACAATATTAACCTGTGTAGTTTGCGCTGATTGTATTGTTACGTTGGCGTTAAACTGATACAAAGGTATAAACAAATTCGCATCTGATCCGGTCAGCACAAACGTACCCCGTGCAGCCGTGAGGGTTGGTGTAGTGGAACTCTTTACTAGGTCGGCATCCCTTCCAGTTAATACGAATGTACCACGCTCGGCAGCAATAGCCCTAACACGTTGTAGGGTTGCATCATTAGCCGTTAGTACGAATGTGCCTTTATCAGATGCGATTCTACGTGATGCCGTTGTGCCTGCATCGTTTCCGGTAAGTGTGTACGTTCCCTTATCAGCTACAAGGGTTTTGCCGATTGTGAAGTTAGCGGCATTGCCTGTGAGCGTAAACGCAGCTACAACGGCTGCTATGCGGTATGCCTGTCTTAAATCTACTACGTTACCCGTTAGGGTGTATTCACCCCTATCCGCAACAATGGTATTGCCTGCCGCCCCGGTATTACGTAATAGCGTTAAAAGCATCCTTTGCCTCGATTAATTCAGTTGTTAATTGTATGGCTGCCATTAAATCCCCTCTCTGCTTGGCGGCAGAAATCAGCATCTCAAGTTGATTGATTTGCCTTCCTAATATTTCTTTTATTTCTGCCTGTGTCATATTATTGAATTACCATTTGTCTGAACATTAGAGTTGATGTGTTCATCAACATATAAACGTACAAGATTATAGTTGCCCCATCCTGATATTCAACATCGAACGCAGTATCGCCAACGATGGCAGCACCTTGTACTACAGGCATAGTGTTCCATCCATCCATTGCTTGGCCGGCTATATTGTATTTAAACCACCTGTTTGTGGCATCCTTTTGAATGTAGATGTTATCCCCATAATATGAATACTTTGTACCCGTTGTGAATGTTTCCGTTGCAGGTGAATACGTGACACCCGATACCCAAGTATTGGCAGCAATATCGTAGTAATCAAGTACGGCACCTGCATTACCTCTGAACGAATACAATCTACGCCCGTTAATGATAGCGGATTCTGAAGTCCATGCAGTATTTGTTACGCCCCATATCCAATGCCCGCTCATCCCTGCTCCGGGTGCTGCCGCTCTTGCTGCTGTCGGAGATAAGGTACTCCATGTGTTCGCACCTATATCGTAGCGGTACAAGGTAACTGCGTTATTCCCCATGTAATAGAGGAAGTTATCATTCCCGGTAATCTGATAAACCGAAGTTGCATCTGGGGTAGTTGTCCATGTTGCAACGGTGAGCGTGTCGGCCGTGTTTGCCGTAATCGTACGAAGTTGCCCTGCCCCTGTACCCGATACAATGCGTACCTGTGAGTTAATCCATTGTGAGGCAGTCCATGTCTTTGTGTTATTTACAAGCGTTGTAGCGGTTGCTGATGTTGCCGTACCGGATGCAAGTGCCACATAGTCTTGGTCATACCATGAAGGCGTTGCTATTAGTTTGCCATCCGTTGCAATAGTTGCAGCTAATCCGGTTTGAGATAGGGTAGTCCATGTGTTGGTGGCATAGTCATACTTACGGAATGAACCTGATGCCAAAGTACCAGACCCCAGTACATACCATACCGGGGTACATAAACGATACACGGTAGAAGCAGAAAATGCCGATGCCTGTGTTGCTACGGTAATAATTGCGTTAGTTCCAATAGTGTTAGAAACAATTTGCAACGTAACCCCTGCATTAGGCCCGGATAAGATGTGTATTGAATACCCCGCAAGTGAACGGGCTATAGTTTGGTTCGTTGTAATTGTAGAGGTAGTACCTGCCGTTGCGGTCAGCGATGCGGCAATCGTTGTACCTGTTGACCATGCCCCGGCGGTACCTGCCGCCCCTGCTGCCAAAGTACCTGCAAGCGCAGGCGAAGGAAGTTGTACCCATCCATCATCATTCGGGTTGTATAGGTATGCAGTTGCAGTACCCTGCACGTACAACTGATTTTGCTTAAAATGCCGGGAAGATGCAATCATTGCACCTGCTGCTGATGCTACAGGTGCCGGGGTTACTTGCTCCCATCTTTTTAAATCAAGTATCTGTCTATTACCGTTGGTAGTTGCCATTATGTTACGTTTATATTTCTTCTTAAATTATCGGCAGTCATTCTCTCAAATGATTGTACCTGTGAGTTAGCAGCCACACCGCCAATTGTGGCAAGGTTGGTAATGTTCCAGGTACCTGATTGGTTGGCAGATACCGTACCGGATACAGGCGAAGTAACCCCCGATGGGTCAACAAGCATACGCCCTGTGAGCGGGTTAACCTGTGCAAGTCCGATAGTACGTGTTAGTGTGTGTATAGCCATCCGCATCGCTTCAATAGCTTCCATTAATTCTTGTGCGCCAGTTACAGGTAGAGGGGTAGTTACGTTTACATCGTTAGCAACTCCATCTGAACCCCATGTAGGCTTCACCCTTTGAAACAGGATACCCCCTATATCATCTGCTGCGATTGTTGCACCGCTCCCCGGTGTATATCCTACGTTATCTGCCATTATTGAATAGTTAAGAGTCCATTAACTTGGTCAAAATCAACCGTTAAAGATTCACCGGAAAGCAGGGTAATGCTACTACCATAATCAAAAAACCCAATAAGCGGCCCACCTGCTGCCGTAGAGTTGTACACTACCACGTACCTGAATGGGCCTGTGCTACCGCCTGTAGATGTAAGGGTAGTGTCCGATACTACCAATTTATAAAGCCCTGCGGTCTGCGAAGATGCGGTAGTGGTAAGGTTACGTGTCGAAAGGTTGGTATAGGTAATCTCCGTAATATTTGCAAGTAGGCTATTACCTGCCACCGGGGCAGTATTGGTGAGTGCTATGGTTAGTTGGTCAGAGCCGAGGTTATGCACCTTCTCCGCTACCGCTTCCACAAACGAATCGAATTTGTTAAATACTGCCATGATTTATAATTGTAGTGTAAAATTACATCAATTCCTTAAGCAAAATTGCCGCCCCGACTTGCTTACTCACGGCTTCGGGATTGTATTTTCCATCCGCTACGAACTTGCCTTTGTCGTAATGGTCAGAGTAACTCCATAGGTAAGGAGTAGCAACCGACCGCTTGCGATACCCAAATCCGTTATTAGCCTCGAATCGGTAAAGCATATCCTGCACCCCCCAATCTTGCCATTTGTGCCAATTCTTTAAGCGGAACCAATCTTCTGCTGATTCCTCCCAAGTGTAGGACTTACCGAATTGTGGCGGTAGTAATGGCCGGCCTGCAGGTACTTGCCAGGTGCGAGCGGTTAACGGATCGCCATTGTGAATATGCTTTGAGAAATTGCAACTGCCTTCGAGGTAGTGAACTATGCCCAGAGCATACCACGGGCATTTGAGATTCAGTTTTGCAGTAACGGATAAGTAACGCTGCTTGCCTTTATTGATTAGTGCAACGGCTTTTGCTATTTCGGCTGCTTTATCTTCATCGACTTGCATCGAATCAAACATCGCCTTATACTCAATTAAAGAAACGATAGGTTTTACGGATGCCATAGATTATAATTATTACAATACCTCCGATTATAATTCCGATAAATGGTATTCTGTTTGATTTCTTAGTGCTTGTTGATTCTACCTTGCTAAGTGCCTGCGTATTACTCACGCTGCCCGATACGCTATCCTTTGTGATACCTGCCTGTGATTCGGTGCGTTGCTGCTTTACGTTCTCGTATATTATCCGTTGGCGAAGTACAGGCACATCTTTATACACGGTATCGTATAACTCAATAGTCTTTGTATTAAATTCCTGTAATTCGGTTACGATGCGAGATGTGTCTATCACTTTAACGTGTACCGTATCACGTACATAGATAGTGAGCGTTTGTTCCTGCGTAGTGGTTTGCGATTTCTTTACACTATTGCATGATGTCATAATCAGCACGAATAGCAAAGCCATCGCAAGTAACCACCACTTTACCCAACTGTCCGAATTATTCGGACTTTTCATCGATAGCTGCATATTGTTCACCGTTTGCAAGTATTGCGGAAAATACCTCTAATAATGTAGGAAGGAAAGCTATTACCGTTGCCACGCTTGCCATTTGGTGGTCAGTTAGTTTGAATATCTGAAATACCGCCAACACGGTAGGGCCGGATAACAACCCAATAATTCTCTTTGATTTGCGATACCATTTCGGAGCGGGTGAGTTTACGTTAGTCAGTCCTATGCTTGTCTTTGCCATTTTTAAACTTTTGTATGTTTACGATTATAGTAACGATTGCCGATAGTATTGTGCAGTAGGTAGCCACCTGCGAGGCGGTAACGTGTGCTAACATCCATAAACCCATTGTGAATAGTAACCCCTTTACCGATGTGCTATCTACGTGCTGCTCCATTATTTCTTTTTTTGAACTTTATACAATGAGATGATATAATTATCTATAAGTTTTGCATAGTTACCCCATTGTTCTAAAATAGAAGGCGGAATTGGTATGTTTGCATCCATTACTTTACGGCCTTTTTTGTCATAGGCTACTACGTATGCCGTACATCCGGCACCACTATCTCCTGTGAGTCCGAATATACTCCAGGTTATTTGCGAAGTGGTATCTTTTGTAAACTTGTTTGACTCAACATCTTTGATTTGTATTGAGTGTGGAATAGTATCCGTTTGCGTTTGCACTTGCACGGGTGCGGTTGTAGTTAGTGCGATTGAAAGGGCGATTGCTGTTATCATATTACAAAGGTATTAGAATTTAGAGATAATTTTCCAGTTGGTACCATCCGAGATAATTTGTACTGTGGCGTATTGTACTGCAAGTGAATAGGTAGCAGCACCATCAATGGTTTCGGATGCGTTACCATCAACGGTTATGGTACCCGCTCCACTATTCTTTATGATTAGTATTCTACCTGTGCGACCCGATGATGCAGGGAGCGTTACGGTGAATGTACCAGATGTGCAATCAATAACATAGTCATCATTAGTGGCGGTGTATGCTCCGGTTTTGGTAACGTAGGCTTGTTTGAATCCGATGCCGGATATAGAACCTTGTACCTGTAATTCATCAACTCCGTTATCGGTAGTGGTATTAACCATTGTGTTACCACGTAGGAAAGTCTTTGTGATAGATGAATTACCGAGTGTTACGGTGTTGCTGCCTTGCCCTATTGCGGTATGACCGAATACCATTTCATTTGTATTCCCGTTGGCAGATGAGCGGGTATCTTGGCCGATGTAAATAGATTGTAATGATGTTTGGTTAGCACTACCTCCGCTTATTCTTCTACCTGCATCTGTTCCGATAGCTACGTTATTTGCCCCTGTTGTTATTTCTCGCAAAGCATCTGAACCTATTGCACAATTATCTCCTGCTGTTGTAGAAAGCAATAATGCAGCCGTACCAATAGCCATATTATTAGAACCTGTACTATTTGTTCCTAAAGCATTAGCACCTATACCAACATTTCGTGTTCCGGATGTTGTAGAATACAATGCTTCAAATCCAATAGCCATATTTCTATCTCCGGAAGTATGTAATTGCAAGGCACTCGCACCAATAGCAGTATTAAAAAAACCAGATGTTGTTGACAACAAAGCATTATCACCTATACCTAAATTCCCCGAAGCAGATGAATTACTACTTGTTCCCCCGCCACCAATCCAAATATTTCTACCTGTCCCTCCGTTATAATAATTATTTATTTCAGTAGTCTGTCCACTTGTATTTACCTTATATCTTGTGGATATTGTGTTACCACTCACCTGTAATTTATCAACTCCATTATCGGTGTTGGTGTTGATTAGGGTTGTGCCGGATACGGCTAATTTAGAAGCGGGGGCGGTGTAACCTATACCTACATTTCCTGCTGATGTTATCCGCATCCATTCACTTGCTACTCCTATATTTCCAAAAACCAAAGGTGCAGAACTACCTGATGTTAAATCCGTTCCTGAAAGTATATAATTTATACCGCCTTGCGCTACAAAACGTTGTAAAGTTCCTGCATCTTGTATAATTTGATTAGTTCCTGATGCAGAATAAAGTTGCAGGTTTCCATTAGTAGGTGCAGTAGTTCCAATCCCCACATTACCCGATGGATTAATAGTCATAGCCACCGCAGAAGCCGAATCCACAATGGATGAATTACCAATAGTAGTACCTGCCGTGAACTTGGGCACTCTGTTAATAGTACCACTCCCCCCAATGGTTCCACCTCCCCCTGCACCAACCTTCACCCAAGTCCGCTTGTACTTAATATACAGAGATGAATCAGCCGGCCTTATCAGTATTTGCGAACTATCAGCACTCACCCCGGCGGCGGTATCCTTAGTAGGAATACCCAACCCATTAACGTAACGCACCTTACTACCCGTTTGTTGCCATTGTGCGGATGCAGATAGCGAACATAAAGTAAGGGTAATTAATAATAATCTTTGTAACATAGTATAGGTTTATTGAACTAAAATAATAATTTTCTCACCTGTAAAGAATGGCACTCCGGCATCTACTTCGAGCGTACCACTTCCAATAGTCCACTTTGCCCCTGTACCCGGTGTACCCGAATAAACAATAGTTTCAAACGATGTACCGCCACGGCTACCATAGAGCATAGTCTTTCCCGCCCCACCCGGTATAACGATAGAAGTTTCCCCGCCCCCGGCAGTGTATTGTAATACCTGTGTAGTAGTTCCGCTAATAACAACCCCTGTAGGCGTTATGGTTGTGCCTGCTAAGCTATACGCCCCTGTACCTTGATAACTTACCTGATAGGTGCTAATGTCTTTATTATTGCCCTGTAATGAGATTGATTGCAGCCATACTAACCCCGATACAATAACCAACCCTCCGGCGGTACCGTTATCAATCACGAACTTGAAAGATACTATCTCCCTGGCAAGTTGGCTATTCAGCATAAACAGGTACGAATAGTCATCTAACACAACCAACCCATCGCAGGATATACTCCACGATGCTACATCCGGGCGTGATTCTTTGAACCATGCGGAGGCAATACCTGTGGTTTCCATCTCATTTACGTTCACGCTGAAAGTGCAATTCCTTGCACACGCAATTAACGTGTCAGTCATTGCGATTGAGTTGTATCGATATATGTTTAGCTTTTGGCCGGTTACGGGTGTCATCTGTTAGGTGTTAAAGTTTGCTTTATACTAAAAGTTAAATTTGTGTTAGCAATTTGTAACGCAGTACCACTTATTGTATTGTTAACGTAATCAATGGTACATGCACCCAAAATATACTTAAATGCGTTTATTGATATTGTTCCCGATGGGTCTGTAATTGCAAAGTTATTAACTAACCCGATAAAATAATCCCCCGCCTGATTGTAAACATTGTACTGCGTAAAAGACATATTAACACGGGGCTTACTGAATATGTTGTAATACTGCGATAACAAAAGAATTGCAAGTGTGCTATAAGTAACACTACTATCCCCGTAACGAGTCCAGTTAAGTAACCCGTTATTAGATGTGGTTAGTAACGATTGAGATTGAGTACGTGAAACAATACTTGATATTACGGTATAATTTCCTAACTTAACATTTACCTCTTTTTTATAAGGTGAACTTGTGTTAACATTTTGGAAAGTGTATTTAGAATACTGCGATGTATAAGTTAACCGTGCATTACCAAAGAATCCTTCTGTATGCGCCCCGCCTATTTGTGTACCTACTCTAAACGTAATCTCTAATGTTCCCGATGCAGGCGCACCGCTTGAATCAATAGTTATTCTTTGAGGGTTAACAATATCTCCCACTTCATACCTATAAGCCCCGGCTGATGTAGATGGATTGTACAACCATTCAGGGTCTGCCCCTGCTGCTTTCGTGTACTTGTAAAAGTTGCCACCCCCTACATCAATCTTTATTTCTATGTGCAAAAATGTAGCACCTCCCGTTCCACCGTACCCATCAAATGACAAACTAACTTTATCGTATTCGTCTATCAGTACAGGAGTAGATACAAGCACCGTATTAGTAGTACCTCCATCTAAAAACAATCCGCTAACTCCATTAGTTGTTTGAATGTTTACCGAACCACTTGTACCGATTGTTGTAGTCCAGTTATCCGGTGTACCATTCGGGGCGTTACCTGCAATGTTACTTAGCTTACTAAAATCTCCGTTAATAAGTTTGTTATAATTGTAATCAATATCCCCGCTAACCTCTACTATCGGAAATCCCTTTGATAGTATTTTCGTTTGTGAATTGTTTACAAAATAGAACGGAGTCAGCGTATCACTTTGGTATGGCTGAATTGTGTAGTTCAATGTTTTTGTATAGGCAACATCGGCCGAAGTATCTTGATCCGTTTGGAATACCCGTATCGTATTACTTGCCCTTTCGTTTACTGAGGTTATCCACCACTCACCGCCCGACTGATATATTTGCGCTCCAAATGCCGTACAAATAATTTCTATAATCTCATAACAGGTTAGATAAGCCTCCGAGCCTGTTTGCCAGTTACATTGAGTAACGTATATCTGCCGAAGAGCGCTTGTTGCATCTGATAGCTGCGATGTGTAGTAATTAACGGCAAAGTTTACTTTGTAGCCGCCCGGATATAATAAATAGGCAAGGCAATTGTTTATTGTTTTAACAATACTTTCTGTACTTGTCAGAAGCGGTACACCGGGTAGGTAGGTAACCGATTTTAATTGCCCGATTGCATCTACACAAATAATATCAATGATTGTACTCCCTGTTGTAAATGGCAGCGAAATAGTATCCATTAATATAAAGCCATTCCACAACAAATAGGTTGTACCACTTGCATAAAATTTAACAAAGTATTTTCTATCATCTGTAGATAGGAAGTCAGGGAAAGGGCCTGTAAAGTTTGTGAAGTCTGCCCGTATTGTAAATGTAGTTGGTAATATTGGCTGGAATGGGTCATCGTTAGAGGCAAGGCAATCAAGCACAAACGGATTGAGTGAAGTGTTAATGGGGTATGTTGCCCCTGTGTATAGTTTCTCCCATATTTCAGCCGTGAAAGTATGCCCAGATTTGCCTACTGCTGATAGGGTGTATTTCTTTCCGTATGCAGGTGGTACTACTGCCGGGGGTATTTCTACCGGATTGGATTCGGTACAGGTATCGCCCTCCGTAACCCGGCTATTGTAAGGCGGTGCAGTAGGTATGCCACCTACGTATATTTCAGCCGTGTAATCACGGTCTATATCCATGCAATACCCAGTATCAAAATCTAATTTTGCGGTGTTGTAGCCCACCACAACATCGTTACCGGAGCAATCAACGAAACTAATATAAACGAATCCATCATCCGAGGCGGTAAGGTCACCTGCAATTACATCAATTACTACTTTTTTACAAGGCATGTTATTACGTTGTAAGTGAGCGGAATGTACCCGTTCTTTGTTGTGAAAGGAATATATCGTTACCCCTAATTATACCCTCTACCATTACCCTGCTGCTATTACTCCCCCCCATCTGCGATGCCGATGCAATGATTTGTTTCATTTGGTCGGGGCGTACAATATGCTCTGTACCGTGTAACATTACAGGGTAACCGGATTGGGGGCCGGATACGGTACCGCCTTCGGAGAAGCCGAGGAGTTTCTTGAATACGCCTGTAAAGCCTTGCCCGAACGACAAACCGCCCCCGCCACCTGGCAATGCCATAAGTATCGCTTGGAATATAGCCGCTTGAACTGCTGCCTTTGCAATGTCAATAGCAATTTGCTTAAACATATTACCAAATGCTTCGCCTAAACTTGCCCCGTTTTGCATAGCAGTAAATAACCCGGTTACGCTATTCATTAAATTATTTGTAAGTGCAGCCGCTTGCGATTCTCTTAATTGCTCTTCGTACTTCATCTGTTCCGAATTCCTTACGGCAAGTGCATTGTTAAGCGTATTGTTAGCAGTTACTTGTAATTGTAAATTCTGTAAATCCTGTGTGCCTGTGTTACGTTGTGGGGCAAGCATTTCAGTTTGTTGCCCGCCTTTCTGCCCGAAGTTTAGCCTATCATTTTGAGCGTTAAATCTTTCTAACAATGGAAGAATCGCATTGAGATTATTCATGTAGTTTTCTAATGCACCGTTGATTTTTTCAACTGCTCCGGTTGCCCCTGTCTTATCTTCTTTAAATGGTGCAATAGTATTTTCTTGTACTTTTTTATTTAAATCATCAATTTCTTTTTGGATTGCAGTTCTTTTTGCTACGCTTTCAGTTATTGTTTTTAATAATTGCTCATTTACATTTTCTCTTGCTGCTGCTTTACCTATTTTATTAGGTATATAAAATTGCCCTTTAACTTGTTTGCCTTCGCTAATTGCATTTAAATCTAAATTTGACTGCGTTACTGCATCTGCTTCTTCCTTTTCTAACTTAAATAATTCAGTCTGCTTTTCAGTCATTAAATTTTGAGCAGCCTTTGCTTTTGCAACCATTATAATGGCAGCAGACAATTTCTTATACGCATCGCCTGCTTGACCAAGCATTATTGATTCTTTAGAATATCCTGCAAAATATTCTCCAAAATTATCCATCAACTCTTTTACGGCTGCGTTTCTTGCCGATAATGGCAAATTTGCATTTGTTGCAGTAGTATATAATACACTTAATGATACCTGTTCCTTTGCTAAACTTGCTGCATATTCATCATTTGCTTTTTTTGCTGCTTCGGTCGCTTCTTTTGTACCACTTAATCCTCTTGTCCACGCCCCGAACCCTAATTGAGCAAACTGCAACCCTGCAACAAGTGCTGAAATACCTAATCCCAACGCCCCGGCAGCGGGGAGGATGTTTGTTAAGTTATTTGCAATGGCATTAAATCCATACGGTAAATCCTGAATAACCCGTGATAGTCCGGTGAAATCTCTGCCCATCCTCCCAGTTGCACCACCTGCCCTACCTGCTGCTGCCGATACCCCGTTTAATGATGTAACGGTTTGTTGTAAAGCAGCAAGTGCCTGTTGGTTGTTAGCGGTTAGTGTAATCTGTAAGGTCTGAACTGCCATCTTATATTGCTTGTGAAAGTTTCTTCATGTTTTCGATAAACTGCTCTGTTGTTAATCTTTCGCCCCGATCCGGTATTTCATCTGTTGACAAAGGTAAGAACTCTTGTATATCCTTTCGCTTGCCGCTTTCGGTGTTCGTGCAATAAATGATATACGCTATCATTCGTGTACGCTGCCATTCGGCTAACTGCTTCGCTTCGTATCCTTTCCTGTATAAAAGAAATTCCCGCCATGTAAGCCGCCAAAATACTTCTATACTTAGGCCTGCTTCAATGGCGAGAACTATAATCTCATCCCAAGTCTTTTCCCTTAACTTTTTTTTTCTTCTACAGGCTTTTCATCCGTTGGTACATCTGGAGTCATGCACTTTATAGTGTAGTGGATAAACTCATTCACCGCCTTACCATTCGCCCCGCCCGCTTCATCTATGTACCTTGCAGCAGTCCTATCATCTATCACTTGCCCTGCGCTCTCACTTGCTGCCTGTACCATTGTTATAATATGCTTGAAGGAAAACACCTCACCGTTGTATAGGCTTAACAACTTGCTGATAGGAATATCTCCATTCAGTTCGCAGTAGCGGTGCATCGCCCATGTACCCCATTCCAATTTAATAACACCCCCCGAAATCTGTAGTTCGTATGGTGTCATAAATTAGTACGTTTTAGTTTGGGTCATTGGCGCACTTTGTACACCAAATTCTGCATCGAACTTCATCAAGTCTTTATCCTTTGCATCAAGTTTGATAGAGGTAACGAAGATATTACCCGTATAAACGATGTCTCCGGATACAGGTGATGCAGGGCCGAACTTTGCAGCTACAACCGCTTTGCTTCCTACCAAAGAATACAACCGCTCGTAGCTTTCTTTATCGATTGTGCCTGTTTGGTCGATTGCATTACCGCTAACCGAAATGGTCTGCATCACGCTATCACCAGGCAATTGTTGGTCGCCACATTTAGAATCAGCATCAATGGCATCTCTTTTTACATCCATTGATACAGAAGTTAAACACGCAACAGGGAGAAAGGTAGCGTTATTGTCCCAGTCAATTTGCAGAATTATATCTCTGCCGTTTACGAAAGTGTATGCCATTTTATATTGTTTGAGTGATTACAAAGGTATAACGAATTATTACACGAAAAGTATTCTCAAAGGGGTCTAAGTCCTCTAAGTTGTTGATTGATTCACATACCACGTTTTTACAATCCCACCCTACAGGTAAGGTTACCACCGTGTCTGAATTGATACCGCCTACAACCAACTCTGCTATTTGCTCTGCCCTTTTGAATCCGAAATTGCTGCCCTTAGTTACTATATCCACGTTAGCCGATACCTCAAACTGAAAGCAGTCTTTCCCTTCGCCCTGGTTCGCAGTTCGAGAACTGATAACAATATACTCCCCATCCGCATCCGTTGGGGTCATGCCATCGTAAACATCTATGTAGGCGTATGCCTGTAGCCTGGCAACTAACCATTGTTTTATCGGTATGGCGGGGTTTTTCATTATCATGTGAATAATCTTCTTAATCTTCTCAGTAACTTAGGTTTCTCTTTCTCATACGCAGGCAGCATAAATGGTTGTGCGTTTACACCGTTTTTAATGATGTGCCATGCTATTGCTTCGGCAGTTTTTATCAAATCTGATTTTCTTGTACTTCTTCTGCCTGTTGCTGCATTTGTTCTTTGCGCTAACTTTTTTCTCTTAACCCATAAAAGTATAGCCTGTAAGAAATCGTAATAATCCCCAGTGCCTTTCCCTTTATATTGTGCTGCAAAGGCGTGATATTCAGATGCTACCTGCCCCCCTCCTTTAATCTTAAATACTTTCTTTTTAGTACCAAATTCAACATATGGTGCATAGCCTACCGTACTAAATACTGACTTAAATAAATCGTTACTTATATCGATATTAATTGATTGTTTTAATTTGCCAAAATTACCGGGTGCATTTCGTTTTGCGTTCTTTTGTATAGCCAATGCACTTGCTGCTAATTCATTACTTAATCCGGTTGTTGCATTTGTATTAATTCGGTTAATTGCATTCTGCAACTCTGGTATTCCTGATATGTTTAATGCAAACCCTGCCATTATCTAAATATTGTGATTTCGTAATACTCCTTTCTATTCTCAATATCTGTAATCGAATGGATTGTATAATCCAACCCATTAATCTGTATCTTATACGTATTGTCGAAAGTGAGGGGGTAGCGGATATACACCCTTGCCGAATCGGTGAAAGTTACCTCCGCTGATAATAGTTGTCGGTCTTGCCCGAGCGGTACATACATACCCCAAATCGTACTGCCTGCCGCATAGGTAACCGTAAAACCCCCCTCACTATCGGTTGTGGTTGTAGGCTCCATTAATACCATCGGCTCAATGAGTAATTCAGCCGATAGGAACTTTGGGCTATTTCCTTTTATTCTCATAATACAGGTGAGGTTTTAGTGTACATCTGACAAGTGCGCCATGCTTTCTGGCATACGCCCATCGTTTCATCGAACGCCCCTCTATTCTCGTACAAGTGATTCACCTGGTCAAGTATTGCCGTTTTCAATGGGTTGGGTAGTGCGGTGAATCCAACATTATACACCGCCCGCATTTTGTCAATAGCAGGAAAGGTAATTACCGGATGCTTACCGCCCATGATAGTTTTATCGGTTAATTCGGTACCGGAGGTTACATCGTACAGAGTAATAGATGAAGTAATCGGCCCGTGTGGAAACTGAAACCATCCCCCTTTATTGCAGAACCATACTTCGGCCTGCTTAGTGATAAGGGATAGCCCGGTAGCTTTCTCAATTATCATTCGTGCGCTTCGTATCATTTCGGATATTTGCGCATCTTCAGAGGTGTGAGAAACACGAATGTATAATTTCGCCTCTGCAAGCGTTACCGGTTCGGCATAGCTTACCTCCGTGATGTTAGAATCAATTATGTAAGAGTAGTTACCCATTGCTCGAATTTTATTAGATTGTTTTCCGGCTGCAATTCATTTGCCCTATCAAATGCCTTATTACTGCAAATTTCGTAGTTTTCCTCCACATTTCGTATGGCCTGCACCCACTCATCTAATCTATCCTGTTTGCAGTAGGTTGCAGCATCTCCACAATTCTCACGCAGCCCCGGTAGATTAGTACAAATAACCGGAATACCCGATGCCATTGCTTCGGTAGCCGTTCGCCCCCATGATTCGTAGTGGGATGGCATGAGTAGTATTTTCGTTTTGCGATATGCGATACGTATATCTGACTGATTAGCCATGTATTCAACATTCGGTAACTCTTTGTATATCTGTTGTCCGTACCCGCCCTGTATGGCTAAGAACTGCTTATCCGGCATCGCCTCTGCAATCCGGTAGAACATTTCAGCACCTTTGTTGTGATTGAGATTAATTAGGGTTATCTTATTGCCTTTCTCACCCCTGTAATGGTTGATGTCAACAGGTGGTTGCAATACGAATCCGTTGTTAGCATACTTACATTCCTCACTATTCCAGTACGAATTATACACTACATTCAACTCCCTGTGCGTACGTACGGATGAGTACATGAAAGTATTATGTGCAAACCAAACGGCAGGTTTCTTTGTGCTTTTGCAGTCAATAGCAACATCGCCTGCAAAATCTAATTGTGTGAAGATTATATCAGCCCATTCATGATGGAAGTACCAATCGTTGCTTCTATTGAATACATGGATTCCATCGTATTCGTAGTTCTCATTGTTCATCTTTGAGGTCATCACCTTTACCCGGTGGCCTCTGCTCATCAACCACTTGTTGATGTCGTGGGCGTTCCATTCTGATCCAGATTTTGCCATTGGCAAGTAACTCTGTACGTGCCACAATATGCGTAGTCTTTTTGGTTGGGTGTATTCGCTCACGCTTAGAAATATGTTTCATGGGGAAAAAATAATGGGGAAGGATTTTAACCCCTCCCCACTAAATTTAGATAGTAGCGTAAATAGAAGAGTTAGGAAGCATCAAGTTGATAGCCTCATAACATTCGATTCTTGCAGTAACCATGTTAGTTACGAAGTTGTTTTGATCTTCGTAAGATAACTCAATGTTCAAACCGTTAACCTCTACACGCTCAATAAATGAGTTGTCAAGTACCAACGCACGGCTTGCAGGAATCCAGTTAACGCCAACGATAGGCACGCCAACAAGATTCAAAGCACCGTTAGCACCGATACCTAAAGAACCTGCACCTAAGTAATAACCGTTGGTGAAAGATTCAATCAGCAAAGTGCTATAAGTAGCATTGCTCACGAAGATTACAGAAGGACTGAAATCAGCAGCACGCTGATTACCAATCAACTGAATCAAATCTCCGAGGTTGGTAGAAGCAGAAGTGGTAGTAACACCAGTAGAGGCAGCCGATACGGTAGAGAAGAAAGAACTATTCTCTGCCTTAAAGAAATCACGAGTCAACAAACGTGGAAGCGTCTGGCTCATGAAAGGCAAAGATGCAAGCATCTGGCGGCTAAACTTGCTGAATCCGGCGATGAACTGATTAACAGTCTTTACTTCAGTTAAAGAATAGTTATTCTCTTGCTTGAGTGAACCTTCAAGTTGTGCAGCGATGTTGTTCGCATTACCAGTAGCCTCACGATAGGTTACATACAAACCTGTAGGGCTTTGAACGGTAGGCACGAAATCACGCATATTTACCAACTGCGCAGGTTGGGTAGCTTGGCGGCTATTGTAAGTAGCAACTGAATCACCGGAAAGGTTAGTAGCCAAAGTGATAGTCTTTACCTCGGGCATTTCAATCAGAACACGGCCATTCTTTTTGATTTCGGCTTCGATGTTACGGCCTTCTAACTTCTCGGATAATACTTCGTTGAAACTCTTTGCAGACTCAGGATTGCCGGCTTTTACCTTAATGGTAAGGGCATCAAATTGATTTTGCATAACTCCTTTGAACTCGGCAAGGTCAGCAGGTGTAACTACTGAATCTAATTTGCTTTTAAGTTCGGTAACTACTAATTTGGCATCAGCCGCATCAGTTTTTGCGTTGGCAGAATTTGCCAATACTTGCGTAAGATTATCTCCAATGGATTTTACCTCCGCAGCGATTTGTTCGTTTGTCATTTGAATGATTTTAACGAGTGATTAAATTGTTTGAGTGCTTCAAATACTATTGCATTCGTATCCGGCTCGACTGCGTTCGCTGCGGGTTGAGTGGTAATGTCTGAAATTGCTTTTTGTATTTGCTTTATTTCTATCTCCAATAAGGAGAAAGTTTCATCTGTAAATGTGCCATGCTTGAACGCCTTTAGTAGTTTTTCTAATCTGCCGTTCAGCGTTTCCTGTACCTCTGCTTGTTCCATTCCTTTGTACATTGCTAACGTAGGCGTTTCGGGGTTGGCTGCCCATAATACCGCACTACCTTCATAGAGCATCAATTCTTTGATTGTGCGGATGCCTGTAGAATTATCCATTTCGGATTTGATTGTGCTAAAACCGATTGAGTGCTGATTGATTAGATTAGCCTCATATAATTTCAGCATATCTTCACCCATTTCCGTTTCTATAATTTCAGTAACGGCAATAAGTGCATTACCTTCTACGTATAATTCTTTCGGCTTACCAAGTGCGTACTTCATGCTACTCTTATGATCAACTAATGACCATATCAGATTCTTACCAATCGGCCCACGTTCCTGTATAGTCTTTGTAAATGCTTCGGGTACTATCACATCGTTATCCAAATCCACATTGCCACACATAGCCCAAACGGTTTTCACGTTACGTGAACGAATATCCATATCCTCTATGCCGTTGCTAATATCTTTAACTTGGTAATGCTTCATTTATCAAAGTTTGTAATTGCAAAAATAAGGTGTTATTCCATAGGTTCAACATGTCGCCTGCTGGCCCACGTAACCCACCTTGTATATCTACAGGTTTTCCATTGCTATCTCTAACTACTTCAAATCCTACGGTACACCTACAATTACACACATTGCCTGCGCTGCCATTCGGGTCTCCGGGGAACTCCATAATATCTATGCTGCGTAAACCGGGTACGGTAAACGGTTCATCAATTCGTGTTGTCTTTCCATCCATGTGCAAATGGTCATAATCATTGCGGGGTATTCTACGTGTTCTATCATCCGTTATTGCTATCCATTCTTTAACGGTTAGTAACCCAGTTGATACCGCCCCGAGCATTGCACCCTGATTGGCAGCCCGTGTTGTTTCGGTACGTGCAATCAGTTCAGCGCGGTAAACATTGATACCTAATTTCTCAATCTCCTTCATCATTTGGATAATACTCCATCCTTCCTGCATACCCTGTATCAATACTTTGCGGATAGTTTCCTTGGTAGTAGATGTAATGCCGTTAACTAAATTAGTTAACCCTTGTTCTAAAAATAGTTTTATAACCGCCGCCCATCTTTGTTCAGGTGTCATGGAATCCTTGATACCTGCCGACTTGCGTATCTTATCATAGTTATACTTCGCCATCGTTATCCCGGCATCGTTGTGCAGTTTGCGGATATGCTGCTTTAGCTTTTCCTCATCCGGTTGCTCGCCTTTGAGTAGTGCCATACATTGGCGGTCAAGTTCACGCTTGATAAGCACCCTGTATCTCTTGCGATATGCGTTATAAAGTTGGCGGTACATTCAAAGGCAGGTTAGTGAAATCATCAACGGGTGTCAAACCTTGCGGAATATACAACTTTTGATAATCTTCAATCGGTACATTCGGATCGGGGGCAAGTCCTTGTATCTTTAGTTTCTGTTCCGGTGTTAACCACCACGCAGTATTCAGCCAGGTACTTTGCTCTGCTCTGTTGGCTTCAAGTTCGGAGTAAATACTCATGTCAAAGTCAACGAATATATCGCTACCCTTATACCCCCAATCGGTCTGCATCTTGCGGTTGATGTTATCACGAATAGCAGTTAGTTCGGGTAACACCGCCCGAACGGTTAGTGATTTCTCCGCTTCCTTCATGTTATTGTACGTTGCAGCATCGGTATTACCCAGTAACACCGGAGGTACTCCATAGATTGAGCATAGTGCCTCTTTATCCCATTTCTCTGCTTCGATTAATTGCAAGTCCTTTGCAGGAAGTCCTATCTGCGCCCATCCTACTTTGTAACCCGATACGGCTGCGCTGCCGTGCTTATTCGCTCCGGTGTTGGCTGATATTTGCATCTTGAGTGCCTGTGCTTGGCTTTCTCCGGCTATCGGGTCAAACCTCTGGTCATCCATGTATAAAACGCCTAACGGCCCCATATTATCGAACATCGCTACAGATGCCTCTTTACTTGCATTAGAACGTGTCAGCACCTTAGATGCTGCCCTAAGCGGTGATAATCCGTACAACTGCCCGCCGGTCGCATTCCATTCGGGGTTGAAGTATTTGTCATGCAGTATCTCTATTGTATTGAACGGGATATACTGCCCATAGTACAACTGATAGGCTACCTTCTTAGGTGGGAATTGTTCAATATCCACTTTGATTGCCATGTATTGGGATGGCAGCATGTAAAGTTCTAACGGCTTGCCCCTGTTTACTGATTCCTCCCCGACCTGCTTTGCATACATGAAAGCGTTGCCTGTTATCTTCTTAAACCCTACCCATTGCTCTATGATATCGCTCCATGTATCTTCGCTATTCGGGTATTTCAGTAATTCATTTAGCCTGCTATCGCCTTCGTATATTTCGAATGCTTCCTCTTTGAGTTCTTTCAGTTTGGCATAGTCAGTAATCGCATCCGGTTGCTGCATCTTTGCCATGTAGCGCTTCTGTGCTGCTTTGTTCTTAACCCTATACACAAACCACGGCGCAACCTTTGCTTTTTGGGTAATCAGCGTAATGATGGCATATACTAAATCATTGCCTATGTAACTATCCCTAACTAATTCTGATTGGTTTTGCCCATCCCATGTAAGGAGTCCACGTTCAACAGATACCTGCACAGGCATCTTGACAGGTGCTGCCTTGCGATTGAGGAAATCGAATAAACCCATATTAAAATGATTTATACAAAATTACACCGAAAACCCTTACCATACGGCTACCTTAAAGGCCGGCTTATGTAGGTGGGTGAATATGGCATAGCGCATTGCATCAAGCGCATCATCTGATTCTTTCACAGGCTCATCAATTACATTATCATTTTTATCCTTTCGCCATTTGTAGGATTGCAGTTCACGAATGATGTCTTTGCTATCCTTATGTACAAATAGAGGGTATGATTTCACTTTCAATATTCCTGCCCATACTTCTTTGTTCGCAGTTTGTGCGTTGATACCGCCCCTGTAAAGTTCCTCAATAGATTTCGGTTCTGCAGCATCGCAGTACACGGGCTTGCGGTCGCTGATATGATCCTTCACTTCCCTGCTAATTTCAGATGGCGTTAATCCCGATTTGTAAATCAGTTGCTTTACATAATTTGCCCCCTGGTAATGGCATACCTTG